CGTCTGTCCGAGGATCGCGCCTTCATCGAAGGCATGAATCAGGAATTCGCCAATACCCTGTTCTACGGCAACGAAGGCACCAACCCGGAAGCATTCACCGGCTTTGCGCCGCGCTTCAATACCAAGTCCGGCGCAGTCAATGGCGAGAATATTCTGCTGGCCGACGCTTCCGCTTCTGGTTCCGACCAGACTTCGATCTGGCTGGTGGTTTGGGGGCCGAATACCGTTCATGGCATCTATCCGAAGGGTTCCAAGGCCGGTTTGGCGATGGAAGACAAGGGCCAGGTTACTGTCGAGAACATCGACGGTGCAAACGGTCGCGCCGAAGCCTATCGCACTCACTACCGCTGGGATTTGGGCCTGACCGTCCGTGACTGGCGCTATGTCGTGCGTATCGCTAACGTCGATACATCGGCCCTGACCAAGAACGCATCGGCTGGTGCCGACCTAATCGACAAGATGACTGAAGCACTGGAACTGATTCCGTCGCTTTCGATGGGTCGCCCGGCCTTCTACTGCAACCGTACCGTTCGCTCGTTCCTGCGTCGTCAGATCATGAACAAGGTTGCTGGTTCGACCCTGACGATGGATCAGGTTGCCGGCAAGCACGTCACCATGTTCGACGGTGTTCCGGTTCGTCGCTGCGACCGTATCACTTCGACCGAATCGGTCATCAGCTAATAGGAGCCGAAAAATGATTATCGACAAGCGCAATGAGTTTCAGGATGCCGTTGCAGTTACCGCTTCGGCCATTTCTGATGTGATCGACCTGGGCGCAACGCCGACCCTTCGCAGCCTCGCCATGAAAGACCTGTATCTGGTCATCACTTGTGACGAAGCTGCGACCGCTGCCGGCGCTGCAACCGTCACCTTCTCGCTGGAATCGGATTCGACTGCCAACTTGGCAACCTCGGCCACCGTGCATTACTCGACGGCTGCGATTGGCAAGGCTTCGCTTACCCTTGGTTCCTACGTTTGCAAGGTGCCGCTGCCGGTTGATGCCACCTATGAACGCTACCTCGGCGTTCGCTTCACCGTTGCGACTGGCCCGCTGACCGCTGGCAAGTTCTCGGCCTATCTGACGCCGGTTGTTCCGGTTCAGACGATCTACCCTGACGCCAACAACTAAGGGTGAAGGGCAATGACCATTAAAGTCAAAGCCCTTCGGCAAGGATTCTTCGGGTCGTCGCTGCGGCGACCCGGAGACATCTTTGAGATTGAATCGGAGAAGCAGTTAGGTTCGTGGATGGAAAAGACCAGCGAACCGATTCCCGAACAGCCGAAGAACACCGCAACAACGACGCTTTCTGAAATCACGAAGAAAACGCGCCGTAATATCTAGCTAGGAGCCTGCTGTGGCCTCTGAAGTCGATGTGTGCAATCTTGCACTAGCTCACTTGGCTGACGAAGCCGCAGTGTCTTCTATCTCCCCGCCAGATGGATCGGCGCAGGCTGACCATTGCAAGCGGTTCTATCCGATTGCCCGCGATGCGCTGCTGGAAAGTTTCGCCTGGCCGTTCGCAACGACCCGCGTTGCTTTGGCCTTGACCAATAACGAGCCGGCTGGTGCATGGGAATACGAATACGCCATGCCTTCCAGTTGCGCCCGTATCCTGTCCATCAACGTCGATGGCGTGCTAGACGACACGGCAACACAAGACTATGTGATCGAAACTGATTCGGACGGTAACAAGGTCATTCTGACCAACACACCGGATGCAATCTGCCGATTCACAAAGTTGATTACAGACACAACGAAGTTCTCGCCGTTGTTCGTGACGACGCTTTCCTTCCTGTTGGCGTCCTACCTGGCCGGCCCGATCACTAAATCCAAGGCTGACGCTGACGCGAACTATCGCCGGTTCCTGGTTGAGCTTGCCAAGTCTTCGACTTCTGCTGCTAACCAGATGCAGAACAATCCGATCCACACGCCGCAATGGATGGCTGCGCGTGGCATCACCAATAACCCATATCTGGCACCGGGCCGGATCACACGATGACATCGGTTCGCACGCTACAGCGGTCGTTTGCGGGCGGGGAAATAACGCCCGAACTGTACGGTCGTCTTGATCTGACCAAGTATCAGACGGGATTGGCGGAGTGCAAGAACTTCATCGTCCTGCCGCACGGCCCTGCAACTGCTAGGCCGGGATTCCAGTACATCGGCGGCGTCAAGACACATGACAAGAAGACGCGCCTGATCCCGTTCTCATTCTCGACCGAACAGACCTATGTTCTGGAATTCGGCGATCAATACGTTCGCATCTATACAAACGCAGGGCAACTTCTGGCAGGAACTGTAACGGCCTGGACAACAACGACCGCCTATACAGTCGGGCAGATTCGATCCAATGGTGGAACGAACTACTACTGTCAAACAGCGCATACATCCGGCACCTTTGCCACTGATCTGTCTGCAGGGAAGTGGTATGCGCTATCTGGAACGATTGTCGAAGTTCCAACTCCCTATCTTGAAGCAGACCTTTTTGACATCCATTTCGTGCAGTCTGCCGATGTTCTGGCGCTTGTTCATCCAAGCTATGCACCGAGAGAGCTTCGCCGCCTTGGTGCTGCTGAATGGGAATTGAAAACAATTCAGTTCGCGCCGACAATTACTGAGCCGACTGGCGTAGCTGTAGCGGCAACCGGGGCGGGAACGATCACCTACAAATATTGCGTCACGTCTGTATCAACAGGTGACGAGGACGAAAGCATTGCTTCGTCCATTGTATCGACAACGAACAACCTGAACACAGCCGGCAACAGCAACAAGGTTACTTGGACGAACGTATCGGGGGCGGTTCGCTATCGCGTCTATAAACTGCGCGGCGGCATCTATGCCTATGTCGGACAGGCCGATGACGGCACAACCGGGTTTGTCGATGACAACATTTCCGCAGACCTTGGCACGACCCCGCCGACTGCACAAGACCCGTTTTCTGGGGCCAACAACTACCCGCAGGCGGTAAGCTACTATGAGCAGCGCCGGGTGTTCGCAGGAACAAAGAACAAGCCGCAGACAACCTGGCTGACCAGAACCGCAACCGAATCCAACATGAACCGCGCCATTCCGTCGAAGGACGATGACGCAATGGTTATCAAGTTGGCGGCGCGAGAAGCCAACGTGATCCGGCATCTGGTTCCGATGGCCGACCTGATTATGCTGACATCTTCCGGCGAGTGGAAACTATCCTCCGGCAACGCCGATTCGCTGACACCGACCAGTGTTCAGATCAAGCCGCAGTCCTATACCGGCGCGTCGAACGTGCAGCCAGCCGTTACGGGGAACTCCATCCTGTACGCGCAGGATCGCGGGGCCGGGGTGCGGGAACTGACCTACTCTTGGGAAACGCAGGCATACAAGACCATTGACGGCTCGATCATGGCTCCGCACCTATTTACCGGCTATACCATCAAGGACATGGCGTTCTCGCGTTCGCCCTATTCGTGCCTGTGGGTTGTTCGGTCAGACGGTGTTTTGCTTGGCTTGACTTACGTTCCTGATCAGCAGGTTCTTGGCTGGCACCATCACACAACAGACGGCGAGTTTGAATCCGTGGCCGTTGTCTCTGAAGGCACAGAAGATGTTCTGTACGCCGTGGTCAAGCGCACCATCGGCGGGAATACAAAGCGTTACGTCGAACGCCTGCATACCAGAGAATTCACCGTCCAGGAAGACGCCTTTTATGTCGATAGTGGGCTGACCTATGACGGTTCGCCGGCTACGACGTTTTCTGGTCTGTCTCACCTTGAAGGCAAGACAGTCAGTATCCTTGCTGACGGGGCCGTATGTCCTAGCAAGGTCGTTGCCAGCGGTCAGGTGACGATTCCGGTTGCGGCCAGCGTGGTTCATATCGGCCTGCCAATCGACTGTCTGGCGAAGATGCTTCCCGTTGTTGTTGAAACACAAGGGTTCGGCCAGGGCAGGATCAAGAACGTCAGCGCCGTCTATCTGCGGGTCTATCGCTCTGGATCAATCTCTGCCGGCCCATCGGAAACCAAGCAGACAGAATTCCGGGCGAGAACATCCGAACCCTACGGCACAGCGACATCGCTTGTGTCTGACGAGATCAAGATTGTCTTGCAGAACGACTGGCAGACGGGCGGGCAGGTTGTCGTCAAGCACAATGCGCCGTTGCCGATGACGCTGGTCAGCGCGTCACTGGAGGTTGAAATTGGCGGATGAAATCATCAGGCCGGCGACCCTTCAGGATGTGATCGACATTCTTCCAAGGCTGCGCCAGTCGGACATCGAAGAGTGTGAGGCGCTGGCCGGGGAAGGTTCATTGCTTCGCATGGCCGTGGCTACCGTGACCGACTCGACCTTAGCGATGACCTACGTTCGCAACGGCCAGGTGACAGCCATGTTCGGGGTTTCCGGTCGTCTGCTTGATGAAGAGGGTTCGCCGTGGATGTTCGGCACTGAAGACATGCCGGCCCGGTCTGTGGTACGCGAAGGGAAAAAGTTTGTTCCGCAGTGGTTGAAACTATTCAAGCGCCTGTCGAACGTGGTTGATACGCGCAACAAAAAAAGCATCCGCTGGCTGAAGAGTCTCGGATTCAAGTTTGAACAAGCTGTGCCTGTCGGGCCGCTTGGTGTTCCGTTTTACCCGTTTTCGATGGGGGATTGATCATGTGTTTTGAACCGGCAACTATGAGCCTTGTTGGCACTGCTGTTAGTGGAGCCTTTAGCGTCTATAACGCCGTCAATCAGGCGAACGCTCAGGCCGATATGTCCAACTACAACGCCGCCGTCGCCAGGAACAACGCGACGATGGCTGAGTATCAGGCGCAGGATGCGATCAGTCGAGGGAATACTGCAGCCGAGGAACATTCCCGAAAGGTTGCCGCACTAGTCGGAACCCAACGGAACAGCATGGCGGCGCGTGGGTTGGATATTTCAGACGGAACCCCGCTCGATATCATGAGTGATTCCGAACTGCTGGGCAGCATCGACCAGAAGACCATCAAGAACAACGCCGAAAAGGAAGCCTGGTCGGCGCGGGTGCAGTCTGGAAACTACAGCAGTCAAGCGGGGATGTACCGGACTCAGGCCGAAGGGTCAAGCCCGTTGATGGCCGGCACTGGATCGCTGCTGTCGGGCGCGGCGTCAGTGGCTGACAAGTGGTATTGGCAGTCGAATGGAATCCGATAATGGCGAAGATTCCAACCTATGACAACCTGACTGTTCAGGATCGTGCGCTTGAAGCGCCTCGCCAGACGAACGCTATAGAAGGCGCTTTTGTCGATCAGGGGTCTGCCTATCTGGCAAAAGGGGCGCAGGATGTCGCTAACACGATGGCGACGATTGGCGGCAATGAACAGAGATTGCTTGATGCTGATGCAATCACCCGTGCCGAGGTCGCATTCAAGGATGCTGAATCAGAGAAGCGAATTGAGCTTGGCAACCTGAAGGGCATCAACGCCAAAGATGTGCGGCTGGAAGCTGGCAAATGGCACAATGAACAAGTCAAAAAGTTTTCAGAAGGACTTGAAAACGACACGCAGCGCAGAGGGTTCCAGCGTTTGATGCTTCAGCGCCAGGCGACGTTCATGGACTTTGCCAACAGACACCAGTCGCAGGAACTTGAAAACGCATGGGTAGCCAGCAAGACGGCAAATATTCAGTCGTCAGCCAATGCAATCATCGCTTCTGGCGCAGACGAACGGGTCGTTCATCAGGAGCGCGGTCGAATTGAAAGCGCATTTGCTGACATTGCTGGGAAAAAGGGATGGGTTGCATCGACTGATCCGACGCAAAAAGGCCAGTATGAAAATGAGCGCCAAACCCTTTTGACCGGCATTCATAAGCAAGTTCTTCAGCAACTGGTCGAGGCCGATCCTCGTAGGGCGCAGAAGTATTTTGATGCAGCCGTATCGAGGGATGAAATTGCAGGCGACCAGCAGGCCGAGCTAGCCAAGTTCATTCGCAAGGGAACGAACGAGGCCGAGGGGCGCGATCTGTCTCAATCATCTATTGGCCTTGGTTATAACGGCGGCATTGCGCTGCTCAAAAAGCTGGAGAAGGAAGCAAACGACCTGCCGGCAGGGCAGCGCGAGGCCAAGATGCACGTCATCGAAACTGCCCGTCAGTTTCATGAGCGCGAGTTTTCACAGCGCGAACATCAGAAGAACTACAACCAGCGCCAGGCCGGAGAGCAAGCCTACTCCCTGTTGCGCCAAGGCAAGGACGTCCCGATCAGCGTGCGAAACGCGATGGATCCACATGCCGCCCTGACGCTGGAAAAGCATCTGGCCGGCGAGAAGGTACAAACCGACTGGAAGACCTACAACGACCTGCGTCGGCAGGCGGTGAGCGACCCGGCCGGCTTTGCCCAGCGCGACCTCTACAAGGATTTCGACAAGTTGCACCCGAAGGAACGCGAGGCCCTGCTCGATCTGCAGGGCAAGGCGATCAAAGGCGGCGACGACATCAAGGATGTTGCCACCTTGTCGCAGCAACTGAGCACCGCGCACAACCTGCTCAAGTTCAGCAAATCCGACCAGGAGAAGAAGGGCTTGTTCGACCGGGCCGCGCAGGACGCGATCACCGAAGAACAGAAAACCCGCGGGCGAAAGCTCAACTTCGAAGAGCGGCAGAAGGTGATCGACATTCTGATGGTCGAAGGCGACACGAACGGCTGGTTTCCGGGTGGCGGTGCGCGCTACTACCAGGTTCAGGGAACCGATAGGGCCAAGAGTTTCAACATTGAAGTTCCGGCCAGCGACCGAGCGGAAATCGTCAGGTCGTGGGTCGCAAAGCACAAGAAACAACCGACGAGCGAAGACATCCAGCGCATTTACCAGAAGTCCAAAGGGTTAAAATGACCGACTACGCCAGCCTCATCGAGGAAGAAGCAAACCCGCCGAGCCCCCCGAAATCCGCCAATAGCTACGCCGACATCATTGCCGCCGAGCAAGACGACCGCACGACGCGCCGCCAGCAGAACGTGCTCAGCGCCATTGGCACCGACCCGGACCGGTACGCCCTTGCCCGTCAGATCGAAAAACATCTGGCGATCCCCGCCGAGGTGGCCGACCGCAACTTCCCCGAGGCCGAGAAGCGGCTCAAGATCAACCAGATGGATCACGTGCTGCGCAACAACCCCGAGTTGGCGCGGCAGATGGAAGACCCGACCTTCGCGCGACTGTCTCACGACCGGGCCGGCGAGATCGGCGACATCCTGAGCGGGGCCGGTCGCCTCAAGGAAATCAAGCGAAACCGTCTTGAACAGTTGGGTGACGCATTTCAAGGTGGCCTCGCCAAAGGGCGGCAAAGCCTCACCGTGCTGGCACAGCAGATGGGCCTGTATGACGGGGCCGACGCCGAGTTCGCCACGCGCGTGTCTGAGCAGGAGCGCATCGTCCAGCGCTACAACGCCGCCCCCGATGTGCAGGCCGGTCTGCAGCGAATCAGCCAGGCCGCCACCATGGGTGAGGCCATGCAGGCGATCTTCGAAGAACCGATGGCGGTACTCGACACCTCCGTGCGCTCGATCGGATCCAGTTCGCCGTCCCTGGCCCTTGCGGCGGGGGGCTCGGTCCTTGGTCCGTGGGGTACGGCTGCGGGTGCCGGCATGGGATCCTTTGCGGTTGAGTTTTCCAACACGATCGGCGACGTGCTGCAGGAGCGGGGCGTCGACTTCCGCGATGCCTACGCCCTGAGCAAGGCATTCAACGACCCGGAGATAATGGCCGAGGCGCGAACCAAGGCGATGAAGCGCGGGGTTGCCATTGGCACCTTCGACGCATTGACAGCCGGCGTCGCCGGCAAGCTGCTGGCCGGGGCAAAGCCTACGGTGAGCTCCATTCTGTCGCGTGTCACTGGCGAAATGGGGGTGCAGATGGGCGGCGGTATGGCCGGGGAAGCGCTCGCCCAAGCGATCACGGACGAATACAAACCGGGCGAGATCCTGCTGGAGGGCTTCGCTGAGTTGCCAAGCGGCATCGTCGAGGTGCGGGGCAACTGGCGGCACGCGCGCGATGCGGCAGTTCAGCGCATGACGCACGACGCCGGCCGGGCTGCCCACGCGACCGAAAGCGAACAGAACCTCAACGGCCTGATTGCCGCGGCAGCGCAAGAGCCGCTACTTGAGCGCGCTCCCGACGTGTTCGCCAAGGCAATAAACGACGCCGCCAGCGAAGGGCAGGAAGTCGAGGACGTGTTCATCAGCGCCCGCCAGTTGGCGACGGTATTCAACCAAGACCCTATCGCAGTTGCCGAGGCGCTGGGTATTGATGCGGAAACCCTCGACGCCGCGCTGGCAAGTAATGGCGACGTTGCCGTATCGGTCGGCGAGTTCGTTACCGCGCTGGCTTCCGACGAGGCGATGCGCCCTCTGGTTGAGCACGCCAAGTTCGGCCCGAGTGAAATGTCGGCCGCCGAAGCGCGCGAATGGGAAAGTACCAAGGGCGAAGCCTTCCAGAAGGAACTTGAGGCTGTCACCGCCAAACACGAGGCAGATAGCGAATTCCAGCAGTCGGCAAAGGAAGTTGAAGACTTCGTGTTCAATCAGTTGAAGTCGGCAGGCCGGCATACGGAATCGGTTAATCGCTCCGATGCGCTTATGCACAAGGCGTTCGCCTCAGTCATGGCCGAGCGCACCGGCATGAAGCCTATGGACTTCTTCAAGCAGCATATGCTGCGGGTTATTGGTGACAAGGTAGTTGGCGATCAGTTTGACCAAGCGGGCAAGCTCGTAACCGACACGCCGGCCTTCCGCAACTGGTTCGGCGACTCCAAGGTGGTCGATGCCGAGGGTAAGCCGCTGGTGGTGTATCACGGTGGGCCAAAGTGGGACGTTGCAGACATGGGTGGGCGCGGAGCAATTTGGGCTAGCGACGAATACACCGATGCGGTTTCGTATGCCGATCAGTACAACCCAAGATCAGGAAACACTGAAGTCAAGCCGCTTTACGTCAAGATGGATAACCCGCTTGATCTGCGCGATGATGATGTTCTTGCTACGGTGTTTGGTGAAGATTCGCCATCAGAACATGAGATTCGTAGTGATCGCAGTTTTGTCGAAGAAGCAATTAAGTACGCCAAGGCAAATGGCCATGACGGATTGATTCACCATGATAGCGATGTGCAAAATCGCCCAGGCGGAACATCGTATGTTGTGTTTGACCCGGCTCAGTTGAAATTAGCGAAGCCGACTGGAGACGAATCGCAATTCATGTCTTATGGGCATCCTTTGCGAGCAGAAGGCAACAGCGGCCAGTTCAACCCGAACGACCCGAACATTCTGCACCAATCCGCAAACCGCGAAGCCTACCGCTGGCAGCACGTCGGAGAAGGGCAGAACGGCCCGGTATTCGTCGGCCAGGACTTCGCCCTGGTGCCGGTTCGTTCCATCGCCAGTGAGACAGATTTCGAGCCGGGCGGGTTTGCCGAGTCGGGGATCATGGGCCACGCTGCCCACGTCACGCCCGGCTCGACGACCTACCTGTTCAAAATCACTGACCGCAAGGGCAGCCATGTTGGCGAACTCGTGGCCGATGTGCTCGACAATACGCCGGTTGCCATTCACGATATCGAGGTCTATGCTAAGAGTAAAGGACTCGGCACGCAGATCGCGGCGACTCTCGCCGCCAACACCGAACAGGTGCGCGTTGTTGAGATCATTCCGCAATCTGAAAAGTTTTGGGAGAGCGTAGGTGTCCAATCAACAGACCAGTACCACAACGGCAGCTTCGACTGGCAAGGCGCTCAATCAAGCCTTGCTCGGAGATCGGGAAAAACTGCGCCAGGAAGCGCGGGATTACAAGCTGACCGACAAGGATTTGGCAGCACTGAAAGCGCCGACGGATCAGAAATAACCCTTTTCCAGCCGTCGAGCGACGGCAACCGAGGCAGCTTCAATCCCGACACCAACACCATCGCCCTGCTGCAGAACGCCGACCTTTCGACGTTCCTGCATGAATCCGGGCATTACTTCCTTGAGGTCATCGCTGACGTAGCCAACCAGCAGAACGCCCCTGAACAAATCAAGCAGGACATGGACGTTCTGCTTGGCTGGTTCGGCGTACAGGCCACGCCGGAACTGAGTGCAGCCGAAGTCTGGTCGATGATGACGCTGGAAGAAAAGCGCCAGTATCACGAACAGTTCGCCAGGGGTTTCGAGTCATATCTGTTTGAAGGCAAGGCTCCAAGTCTGGAACTGCAGGGTATCTTCTCGCGCTTCCGTCGCTGGCTGTTGGACATCTACAAGTCAATTTCCTCGTTGGATGTGCAACTGACCGACGAAGTGCGCGGCGTCATGGATCGGATGTTGGCAACGGACGAGCAGATTGCCGATGCTGAGGCGGCCAGGCGGTTTGCGCCGATATTCCAGACGCAGGAAGAGTCTGGCATGGATGACGCGCAGTGGGCAGCGTATCAGGCCGAACCCGTTGATGCTACGGACGCTGCCGCAGCAGATCTTCAGGCTAGAAGTATCCGCGACATGCGCTGGCTGTCCAATGCCAAGTCGAAGAAGATGGCCGAACTGCAGAAGGCCAGTAAGGCGCTGCGTGACGTGGTGACGATGGACGTTCGCCGCGAAGTCATGAGCCAGCCGATTTACATGGTCTGGAATTTCCTGTCTGGAAAGCCGGAAAAGGCCAAAGCCAAGCCGAAGAAGTCTGTTGATCTTGACCCGACGACGGATTCCCTGTTTGTGGCGATTGCCAAACTGGGCGGCATCGACCGGCTGGAAATCATGCAGACGTGGGGAACTGGCCCGGAAGACATCAAGAAGCTGCCGCGCCCGGTCTTTGGTAAGCCGATTGTACGGACGAACGACGGCAAGTCGATTGACGAACTGGCGCAGCGCCTCGCCGACTATGGCTATCTGCCGGAAGATGAAAACGGCAAGGCTGACGTGCGTGATCTGGAAGACCTGTTTGCTGCAGAATTGCGCGGCGATGAACAGTATTCCAATCAGAAGGACTATGCCGCAGCGATGCAGGAGCGCGAGCCGGGAGTCTTCGACCTGGAGAACTTCCCGCACGGCAAGTTGGATTCTGCATCAGTTCAGCAGTTCTACGGCAGCGACTCGTCTGTTCCGACAATCCTTGAAGGATTGAAGATGCTTGGGCAGGACGGATACTTTCCTGATGAAGTCGCCGCAGAATTCGGGTTCTCTTCTGGTGACGACATGATGCGGCAACTTGCTGTAGCGCAGTCGCCGAACGAACTAATTGCCCAAATGGTCGATCAGCGTATGCTGTCGGATCACGCGGAACTATCCAGCGAGCAGGCTATTGAAGCGGCAGCAGAAGCGGCAATCCACAACGACGTTCGCGCCAAGTTTCTGACACGGGAACTGAACGCTTTGCGTAAGGCGGTCGGCAAGTCAAATGTACTGCTGAAAGCGGCGCGAGACTTCGCTGCCCAGAAGATCGCCAACCTGAAGGTGCGCGATGCCGTCAAGTCAAACCAGCACACGGCAGCGGAAGCCCGCTCTGCACGCGAAGCAGACAAGGCGTTCAAGGCCGGAAAACTGGAAGATGCGGCAACGCACAAGCGTGACCAGGTGCTGAACCATGAACTAGCCAGGGCAAGCCTGAGCGCAAAGGCTGAAATCGCACAAATCGAACGCTGGCTGAAACGTTTCGATAACGTTACAACGCGCAAGGCGATCAGTTACGAATACCGCGATCAGATTGACGCACTTCTGGAAAAGTTTGATCTGCGTCAAAGCGTAAGCGACAAAGAACTGGAACGTCGCCGTTCGCTGTCTGACTGGATTGCCTCTCAGGAAGCGATGGGTCTTGACCCAGCGATTGACGACCGGCTGACCCGCGACCTTGGCAAGAAGCATATCCGCGACCTTACGCTGGACGAATTGCGTGGCCTGAAGGATTCCATCGCCAACATCGAACACCTTGGCCGGCTGAAGAATCAACTGCTGACGGCGGCGAATAATCGCAACCTGGCGGCGGCTTCCTCCGAGATCGCGGCAAGTCTGAACAAGTACGGCAAGGGGCGTGGTCTGAAGGATGCCGACATCGGCGACGCGCACGGTCTGGCTGCGCTGAAACAGTTCGGCGAAGGCTTCGCTGCGGAACACCGCAAGCTCGCATCAATTGCCCGCCAGATGGACGGCGACAAGGACGGCGGGCCGATGTGGGAATACTTCATCCGGTCGATGAACGCAGCCGGAGACAAAGAGGCCACGATGCGGGCAGAAATGTCCGAGAAGTTGGCGAACCTATTTGACCAGATCAAGGGGGTCAAACTCGGTCGGAAAGAACAGGTCATGCCAGGGGTTTCGATGACCCGCGAGAACATCCTGATGATGGCCTTGAACTGGGGTAACGCTGGAAACCGGCAACGATTGATGGACGGCGGGCTGAATAACACGGTAAAGACCCCGACAGAAACACAGGTTAATTCCATCATTGGCCGTCTGAGCAAGGCCGAAATGGACTTTGTTCAGGGCGTATGGGATTTGCTGGAAGCTAACCGACCGGCAATCGCTGCACAGGAATTACGCCTGACGGGGGTTGAACCGAAATGGGTTGAGCCGACTCCGGTTGTTACAGATCACGGCACTTATCGCGGCGGCTACTTCCCGGCCAAGTATGACGGCAATTTCAGCAGCCGGTCGAATGAACTGGAAGCGATCACCGATCTGCGACAGCAGATGCAGGGCGCTGCAGGACGCGCACAGACGCGCAAGGGATACACACAGGAACGAGCAGCGGAAGTCGTCAAGCGGCCATTGAAGCTCGGGTTCTCTGTGCTGACGCAGCACATCAATGAAGTGACGCACCGACTGGCCTGGCAGGACTGGCTGATCGACACCAACCGTCTGCTGAAACGCGACGAAATCGAACAGGCGATCCGCGACCATTATGGCCCGGTCATGCTAAAGCAGATCAAGGATACGGTGAAGGACATCGCTGCCGGCGACATCGGCGCATCTTCGATGATGGAACGCGGGTTGAATCACATGCGTACCGGAGCGACCATTGCCGGCCTTGGCTGGAACCTGACGACCTCTTTCCTGCAGCCTTTGGGCCTTACGCAGTCCGTTGTTCGCATCGGCTGGGGGCCGGTTGCGCGTGGCATGAAGGCGTTCATTGCCCATCCTTGGAAGACCATTGAATCCGTCGAATCGAGATCGGCCTTCATGAAGAACCGTGCAGCGACGATGAACAGGGAAATCAACGACGTTTTGAACAACGTTCGCAACACCCATATAAGCAGGGTTGAAGGGTCTTTCTTCTACACCATTCAGATGATGCAGAAGGTGGCCGACATGCCGACTTGGCTGGGCGAGTATGAGAAGCAGATTGCCGCAGGAAACGACGACGCCAGGGCGATTGCAATGGCCGACCAGGCTGTGATCGACGCGCAAGGGGCTGGGCAGATGAAAGACCTAGCGGCGATTCAGCGCGGGGTCGGGCCTTGGGGCGCGGCCAAGAAACTATTCACCAACTTTTACAGCTACTTCAATGTGACCTACAACTTGGCCGTAGAGCGCGGCAGGGCGACCGACTTCAAGAGTCCGACTGCCGTAGGCAAGTTGGCTGCTGATTACCTGATGCTTTTCACCGTGCCGGCCATTCTCGGTGCGCTGCTGAAGGAACTTGTGCGCGGCAGCGACGACGATTGGGATAAGGAAAAGATTCTGAAGAAGCTGGCGAAAGAGCAGTTGAACTACCTGATGGGAACAATGGTTCTAACCAGGGAAATCGGCGCAGCGATCACTAGCGACTACGGGTATTCCGGCCCGGCAGGTGTTCGCCTGTTTGCTGAAGTCAATAAGCTCGCCAAACAGGCGGAACAAGGCGAGATCGACAAGGCGCTGGTAAAGTCGGCGATAAACGTTGCTGGCGTTGCCGGGATTCCTGTCATCGGCCAGTTCCCTGCCGGCCAGGTCAATCGGACAATCGACGGTATTGTTGCTGTGTCGGAAGGAACGGCGGGGCCGCAGGCTGTGATTTTTGGAGCGCCGCTGAAGCACTAGGCCGTATGGATAACCCGCTAGGTGCGCTTGATAATCAAGGCACTTAGCGGAGTTCCGTCATGACCATATCCAGCACAAGCAACAAGGCACAGTTCAGCGGCAGCGGAACGACAGGCCCGTTTCCTTTTACGTTCAAGGTCTTCGACTCCGGCGATCTTGACATCATCAAGACCAGTTCTCTCGGTGTCGATACGACACTGACGATCACCACACATTACACGGTATCGCTCAACGCCGACCAGAACAACAACCCTGGCGGAAGTGTGACGCTCGTCAGTTCGTTAGCCGTTGGCGAAACGCTGACCATCCTTCGCACGGTCGATGCAACGCAAGAGACTGACATTGCGAACGGCGGAGGCTTCTACCCTGAAGTAATTGAAAACGCTCTTGATCGCGTGACCATGCTGTGCCAGCAGAACGCGGAAGTCATCAGCCGCGCTGTAGTTGCCGGGGCGACCGAAGACCCGCAGATGTTTATACAGTCTATCTACGACTCGGAGGCTAATGCTTCTGCAAGTGCCGCATCAGCATCTGCAAGCGCAACCGCCGCATCTGGATATGCCACCTCCGCTGCGACAAGCGCGACGAATGCTGCTGCAAGTGCCGTTGCCGCAGCGGCCAGTGCAGCAAATGCGGAAGCTGGGGTTCAGACGCAGCTTGCCACCCGCTTCACCGCAGGCGGCACTGCCGATGCAATCACCGGCACGCTCTCCCCGGCCATTGCCAGCTACGCGGCAGGGCTACGGGTTACTGCCACTCCGGGCGGTGCCAATACTGTCACCGGGCCGACGCTGAACCTCAACAGCCTTGGTACGAAGACAGTCAAGAAACGCGACAGCGGCGGCACGAAAGTCGTGCTGGCGGCTGGCGACTACAACGCCTCCGGCCCCTTCGATTTCGAGTATGACGGCACAGATTTCATTTTGCTGAATCCACTTCCATCTCTAGCTGTTTCCGGCAATGTCGGATCAACGCTTTTCCTTGCAACTAAATTAGGAGCGCTTTAAATGCCATCCAATACAACGCCAATTTTTCCCGGCACCCTGAAAAATTATCAGGTACAGATTCTTCCTGCCGACGCATCTAACCCGGTGACGCTAGTTTCCGCCCCGACCAATGGGTGCAAGGTTGAGTCGATTGCCGCAACGAGCAGCGATACCTCGGCTGTTGTTGTTCAACTCATTGCCACGATCTCTGCCGTCGATTACGTTCTCGGCGAAGTCACGATCCCGATTGCCGCCGGCACGAACGGATCTACAAAGGCGGTCAATATGCTGAACACGACCGACCTGCCGTGGCTGCGAAGCGATGAAGCCGGGCGCCCGTACCTGTATGTGGCGAGTGGCACCACGCTCAAGGTAAAGGCAAAGACGACTGTTACCGCCGCCAAGGCTGTTCAGTTCTTCGCTCAAGCCGGAGACTTCTAATATGTTCGGGTGTGTGGCGCACAAGGCAATCTATGGGAAATCTTTGACCCTTACGGTTTCCGCCCACGCTCAAAACTACAACATGAAGACTGCAGCGCTTGCGGCAGGGTGGAATGGTAGATCGCCCCTAAAGCTGACTGTAGTTGTCAATTCTGGGGTTGTAATCGGATCAGCTTCCACGGGTTCCTATGCGTTTGATACGGATACGGGCTATCCGCGAGGTTCGTCGCTGACGTTGGTCAATAACGGCACGATTGCCGGAACAGGGGGCGCTGCGTCGAGTGGTTCCGGCGGTCCTGCCTTCCGCGCACAGGCGGCCATTTCGATCACGAACAACGGAACCATAGGCGGCGGCGGTGGCGGCGGCGGTGCTGGTCCTGCCGGCTCGCCGGGCTATGGTCAAGGCGCGGGGTCTGGCGGCCTGTATGGGCCGACGGGCGGGTCTGGATCAAATATCTATTGCCCCGACGAAATGACCACGACTTATGGATACGCAGGTAGTGGCGGCTCACTTGGCAACGGCGGCAGCGGAGGCGGGGATTCGCTCGGGTGCCAATGGAGTTCCGGCGGCGGCGGTGCAGGTGCATGTACATCAGGCAACGCAAGCATTACGTGGACAGTCGCCGGGGCACGCCTGGGCGCACTCAACTAAGGACAAAACCAAATGATGAATTACGAAATTGTCGACGCCAGTGCGGAAACCGGCTCGCTTGTTGTTCGCTTCTTCACGGACGACTACCCCGAGGGCTTGCGCTACTCGGTCGACCTCCCGGTTCCGTACCCAACCGGAGAAACCCTCGATGCCCACATTCGGTCATTTGCGCCAGTCGGCCAGATTGCCCGCCTTGTGGCAATCAAAAACAGCGGCGAGGCGTTCCCGTTTTCCTCGCCATTGCAGGCAGACCCGATCCTAGACGCAACGCTCGACGATGCAAAGGCATTTGCTGAGAAGAAGATCGACGGCGAAGCCTCGAAGGCCCGCGCCCGGTTCGTGTCGTCCGGCATCGGTCAGGACGGCACCTACATTACCAAGGCCGAACAGGCGCAGGCGTACCGCAACGCCGGGTACACCGGCACAGTTCCCCCGTATGTCGCTGCCGAAGCACTGGCGACCGGCTCAACGGCACAGGAAACGGCTGACCTGATCCTTGCCACACGCGACGCTTGGAACAACACAGTCGGACCGAACATTGAAGCTGCCCGCATTGGCAGCAAAAAGAAAGTGCGTGCAGCGACGACCAATCAAGGCGTCGATGCCGAACTTCGCGCAGCAACCCTAGCCCTTCAGGCTATCCACCCGTAACCAAGGAGCAGACGATGAAAGTCACACTCACGAACGACAGCAGCAACCCGATCAAAGTCATGCAGCGCAACCCCGGCGGGGAAGGCGTTAGCGAAGCGAATTCCGCTTCCAACGAATTCACCGAAACCTTTGTCCAGCCCGGCGAGTCGCTGGCTGTCGAAGGCTGGTATCGCGCCGTCGAAATGATCCCCGGCGCACCGACCGTTGATCCCGCTCAGTACATCGGCGGTAGCGACTAAAGCATGAAGCAGGTTCTGATCGCGATCGACCAGTTGGCGAATGCGCTGGCTGGCGGTTATGCGGATGAAACGATCAGCGCCCGTGCCTATCGCAAAGGCTGGAATCTGCGCCAAAAGCTGATCAATGCGCTGTTTATCGATGGCAATCATTGTCGAGATAGCTACTACAGCGAGCTGCTGCGCACGCAGTTTCCTGCATCCTATAGGAGCTTGAATGCCCGAACCGACTTCATCAACCGTCGCCGCCGTTAGCCTGACAGGTGCCGGCCTGACTCTGTTCGGCGTCGCCACCGGCTTGCACCCGATGCTGCTGCTGGCCGGTCTGGCGGGCGGATGGTGGGCGCTGTCATATCAGACGGATGCCATGCCATTGATGCGCCGCTGCTCAACGCTTGGAATTTCCGCGCTGGCCGCTGGCTGGATCACGCCGCCGGCAGTTGCCGCTACGGTTGGCGCTGGCTGGCTTGGCCCTGCTGCAACAGGCGATTTGCTGCAATTCCCCGGTGCGCTGATCGTCGGGTTATTGGCGCACGCCGCGCTCGGCCCGGCATTGATGAAATTCACCGCTAAAAAAATCGAAGGTGCCGCATGAGTCTCGACATCCTCGCGCAATTCCTCGCTGTAGCTTCGTGCGCCGTCATCATGTGGCGGGCCGAATCGGTCATCAACCGCATGAGTCGATGCACCCCGTTTCTTGTTCGGCTGGCTTTCTGGATGGTGCTGGTTGGGTCATCGTCAGCCGTGGCATTGATCGTGTTGCATGGCGACGTGCCGCCGTGGCCCAGCGTATTCGGCAGCATCGGAACGGCCTGCCTGTTGTTTTGCGAGCGCCGGCTTCGAGCCTTGGCGAAGCAGCCGAAGATAAAGGTGACTGCATGAAGCTATCTGAAAACTTCACCCTTGAAGAAATGATCCGCAGCGATGCGGCGGTGCGCCTCGGCATCCGTAACACGCCGAATGATGACCAATTGGCGAACATGAGGCGGTTGTGCGTTGAAATACTTGAACCGCTTCGGGCGGCCATTGGCAAACCGATTCGCATTACCAGTGGTCTGCGCGTTCCGATCCTGAACACCATCATCGGCGGGGCTAATAACTCCGACCATTGCCTTGGCCGGGCGGCAGATATTCAGGTCGAAGGCATGAGTGCGAAGAGCGTTGCCGAGACCGTCAAGTCGCTAGACCTTCCCTATCGACAAGTGATTCTTGAGTTTGGTGCTTGGGCACATGTGTCAGTCGGCGCACCCGCTGAACCTCCCCGGCGCGAGTGCCTGACGGCGCTCAAGATCGACGGCAAAACTGTCTATGAAAGGGGCATCGTATGAGTCAGGACGATTTTATTCGGGCCGGCTGGGTCGCAGTAGCGACGTGCGCGGCTGTGATCTGCTACGCACTCGAAATCGCTTACGAACTATGGCGAGGCCCAAGTGTTTAGCCCGCAGGTCTGGCTGATCGGGGCGCTGTCGTTTCTTCTGGCGGTCGGCGGGGCATACATCAAAGGACGAACAGACGGCGGGGCCATCGCCCGCGCAGATCAGGCGGAAGTTTTGGAACTGGCCCGCAAGGTTCGGGAAGACGCGCAACAGGGCGCAGCAGAAGCCATCGCCAAAATCGAAGTAAAGAACACGACGATTCGGCAAACCCTCGAAAGGGAAATCCATGAGAAACCCGTTTATGTGGCTTGTAGCCATGATGCTGACAGCCTGCAGCGCATCAATGCCGCCATCACCGGACGCGAACCCGACGCCGCTAGTAGTGGCAAGTTGCCCCGACTTAACGCCGTTAAATGATCCGACCTTCGGCGCGACTACGTTAAAGCTGATTGATGTCGCCGGGCAGTACAGGAAATGCCAACGTGCGGCGCTGGCGAAATAATGGGAGGATCGACAAACCTCCGGCACCTTGGGCTGATAGCTACTTCGCCTAGCTGGCGACGGTTTTTCTTCTCGCGTTCCTACAGGATTCCGACAAACTCCTAGCAAAGCGCCTATTTGCAAGGATGTTACATGCTCAAGCACCGGCATCGTCGCCTCCGATCTGTGCGAGTGCTTCCCCTATACAGCAGTCGCATTTCGTTTCGTCAATCCACTCGTCGCCTTCTTTACAGCGGCGAGCTTTACATTCGTGCGTGTGTTCTGCTTTCTTCAACGCCTCCCGCGCCACAGCAAGACGGTGCTCCAGTTCCGCTATCCGCTTATCCGCAGCTTCTAGGGCGTCGGCCGCTTGCGCTCTAATGGATAACACTAAGATAACGTCGTTTCCTTTAAGCCGTTCAATCAGTTCCTTGTTGCTCATGGCTTCCTCGCTCTGGCCGTTGCCGCTTGCCATACGGCCCACAGTTCGTCGTATTTGGCTTTCGCCATTTGCCACCTACCGTCATGCGTTGATATGTAAAGGTTTTTGAGTACGATAGGCATGTACATCGCCAGCCAGTTTTCAAACTCTTTTCGATTGTCAGTCATGGTTTCCTCGCTCTGATAGTCGCGGCGCATTCTGCCGGATTCATTTCGCGCTCGTAGAACCTGTCGCATATGCCAGCACATTCCTCTCGTTCCTTGGCAGCAACAAGGGCGGCGAAGCGTGTAACAAAATCGTCGGCATCCTTGCCATTAACGCAGATCGTGTCGGCGTACAGTTCCGCTCCCGCTTCATTCGCCAATGCAATCAGTTCATCGCGGCTTGTCATCGTGAGCCTCCAATCAACAATGCAAAAAGTAGTAGTTGCACGTAGTGACATGTATCATCAAATAAAAACTGAAGCACTTCGATCATTTCTTCCCCTCCGCTGCGGCGATCATGGCGCGGTAGTCTTCTGCCGCCTCTTCTTCAAGGGCTTCTAACCCGCTAGTTGAAACACAGCGATATGTTGCTGTGCCGTGGCGCTGCATTACTGCCTCTTTTAGCATTTCCATTGTCGGCTCCCTCGGCACCATCACCATGTCAGGCTGCACGACTGGCGCTGCGTAGAGTGGCTCATACTCAAGAGACTCAGTAACAGAACAGGAGAAGGTAACCACCCCATTAACCACAGGTACAAAGTGCGGGGACACTCCAACTCCGTATTTAACCCAAGCCACCGGCTCCTGCTTCCCCTGAGCCTCAAGCACTGCGGCTTCGATCTTGGCAGCAAGCCAATTCACGGACTTTCCACCCTTCACCATTTCGCGTGAAAGGTCGTCAATCTTCTCTTCGCTGAGTAGTTTCATTTCATTTCCTCCTGATATTCCCGTCAATATTTCGACACTCGGCCCGGAAGCCTTGTGCCGTCTGTGTTTGGGTGCGCCGCGTGTTCCAGCCTTAAGCAGCCCTTTCAAGCTCGGCAAGTTGTAGCTTCAATTTGTTCTTTTTCGCCTCGACCATTTCTTCTTTAGTCTTAAATTTGGCGGTGTGCTGATTCCTCACAAGGCCGGTTAGTTTGCAGTCTGGCTTTCCATTAGGCCAAAGATGCCACCATGCGCGTCCAGTAAAAATATGGCCGATCAGGCTTGCTGCTACTCCATACCTCAATGCGAGTGATTTATGGCTTTCTCCTGTCTCGTTCCGCCTTTTTACAATTTCTCGTACAGTTTGCTCATTCAATCTTCCGCCTCTGTTTTTCAAATCAACGCGCCTGTGAATTTCGTTTTGAGAATGCGTTACCCATTCAAGATTTTCCGCTCGGTTGTCATCCTTGATGCCGTTCTTGTGATTGACTTCGTGCTTTTCGGAAAGCGGATCACCAAGAAACGTAGTGGCAATAACCCTATGAACGGTTGTGCTCCAGCGCCGCCCTTGATGATGTAGCGTGCATCCGAAGTAGCCGCTGTTAAGTTTCGTCCGGGCGATCTCTTTCTGAGTATCGACTCGCCGAATTTTTCCGACACAACTGCATTCGTAGGATTCAAATCCTGGCACTGTTTTCCATTCCATGTTGATCTCCATTACTCGCTGCCTACACGTAAAAATGATTTTCTGACCGCAGCCAAGACGCGGCTCCAGCCGGCACGCTGTTTCCACTCCACGCCATCGGCAACGACCCGGTAGCAATCGATCCGGTTCGCCCTGTAAAGGTCGATACGGTGCTCAACCGTGCCGAAGTCGTGGTCGACAATGACGATGGAGCGGCGCAGCGCCGGCATCTGGCGCGGGTAATCCGGCGCCGGCCCTTCCTCGCGTAACCGCGCCTTGGCTGCTCTCGCCGCCGCCATCTTGGCGCTTTGCCTGGTTCGTTTTCTGTACGCCATACCTTGCACGGTTCCGATATTCAAGAGTTAGGCAGCGCAAACCCCAGACTCTCCAACGCCTCTGCAAGTCCGTTCGCAAGTTGGTTTATCGGCGTTTCCAAGTGGCTGCCGTGCTCGGTCATCAACTCACGCACCGCGCCGTTCTCAATGATTCCGTGCAAAATCTCGTGCAACACCGTTCGCATTTCCTGCTCTGGCGAGCTTTCAAGAAATTTGATCGAATGCTTTTCGTAGCTGATCTGGCCCCACAGCTTCAACCCATTGCCGTCATGGTCAACTCGCAGCTTGTCGGTCTCCCTAGCCACGTCATATGGAACTCCGCAAATCTTCACTTTCATCAATCGCTCCTTTGCCTAACTATCGCTTCAACTCGGACGCTCCGCCTACCGGCTCCGCGCCGGTTAAGCGGGCGTTCGGTGTCTTCATGCAGCGCCTCGCCCTTGCATGTGTCCGCAGCCATGCGTCGGATTCGGCGTTTGGTCGCGCAACTCCTGCATGGTCTTCGGCGTCAGGTACTCGACGCTCCACGTCGGGTGCAGTTTCATTCGGCCGCGATAGCCCGGCACGCGGTCATCCACCAGCACCTTCAGGTGCCCGCTGTTCGTCGCCGACTTGATCGTGCAGTGAAACTTCACGCCGTCGCTGTCGGTGTAGATCAATCGGCCTCCGCGCTTTGCTGGCACGCCGTAGGTCTTGCGTATGTAGTCCATGTTCATGTTCTTTCTCCGATCAACCAGCCGCCGAACCCGGCGCTCGTGCGGACCGGGAACGGCAGCGCTTGTTTCTCAATCCGCCTCGCGCGGTCCGCACAGCTCTGCGTTAGAGCGCATGTCGATTTCGCGCTCACAGTTCGCCGCCGTCAGTCGCGCCATGCGTGCGATCTTGCAGTCGAGCGATTCCCCGTCCTCCGGCCAGACGTCGGTCGGGTACTGCGCGGCTATCTTGCGGCACGCCTCTTTGCAGGCTTCGCGCTCTGCGGCGACTGCCGCATCCAGCGCCGCTTGGTCATACAGCGGGATAACCGCTGTTGAGCTTGGCTTGCCATGCACTGGAACAGCGCCCTTGCTGTTGCCGCCGTTGGCCAATCGCCATTCTGATTCGCGGGTCATCCAAAAGCGCGCTCTAACTGTCACGTCGTTCGGACCTGCCGCAATAGGCGTCGTGGTCATTTGCTGTCCTTTCCGTGCGGCAGTCCGCACACGTTGGCGTTATGTGACAAGGCCGCTTTCCATGCCGCCGCCCACGTCGCCGCTTCCTTTCGCCAGTCCGGGTCAGTCCAGCTTTGGCCGTAGTGGGCCTCAAACGCAGTCGCCATGCCGGGGTATGGAGCATCTTCCCCGTCGAGTTTACGGTGAGCCTTCCAGTCAGTGCATTCAGGGTCGTGGTCGTCGTCTTCGTCGCACACGTGGTATTTGCATCGTTCGTTCATCTCATCCTCCGTCACATAACACAACGCTGGTTCGGACCTGCGCGAAAAGCCGCGCAGGCCGCACAGCTAAGCGTTAGAGCGCAAACCTTCAATGAATTTGCGGCGTCGCGCCATCTCGGCATCTTCCTTTTCCATGCCTTCGATCATCTTTGCCCGAGCCTCTGCAGGTGTATTACCCCATCCATAACAGCCGTAGCCAGTCACGGTCGCTTTGTAGAGGTGCCACCGACTATTCGGGGTTTTCCTTACTCGAATCTTCTTGTCCATTTCGGCTCCTGTTGCGCTCTAACACAGCGGTCGATGCCGCTGCGCTGGACGCCGGCCATAAATCCGGCCGTCGCCCATCACCTAAGCGTTAGTTGTTCAGCTCTCGCCATGCTGCCGCTGCCACTCTTGGAACTTGTCCATTACCAAGACATCTGAGTTGAGAGGTGTGAGTTTTGTCCAGCCGCACGGCCAGCCCATCAACCACTCTGTCCAGCGCGGGTTCAGGCGGCCAGTAGCCATTGCACTCATTCCCATTGCGGCTAGTTTTTTCTTGTTCCCACTCCCTCCGCCCAGCCCCGTTGGCCCACCCGTTGTCGTTACGCTTGGCGTCGGCCACAAGCCAGAGCCTGTCGCGCTTGTGCGGCGCTTCGCAATCGTCAGCGGATAAACACATCCATTTTGCATCGTACCTGAGCGCGGCAAGGTCGCACAAAACTCGGTTGAGTCCTCGCTTAGTAAGCATTGGGCTGTTTTCAACGAACACGTACAGGGGTCGTACTTCGCCAATAATCCGTGCAAATTCTGCCCATAATCCACTTCGCTCACCTTCGATTCCTGCGCCTTTTCCTGCGCAGGAAATATCTTGGCAGGGAAACCCGCCAGATATAACGTCAACAATTCCTCGCCAAGGTTTTCCGTCAAAAGTCGTAACGTCAGACCAAATCGGGAAAGGTTTAAGCAGTCTATCGTTTTGCCGTTGTGCCAAAATTTGTGCGGCGTAGGCGTCACGTTCAACTGCGCAAACGGTTCGCCATCCGAGCAATTTGCCCCCAAGTATTCCTCCACCAGCACCCGCGAATAAAGCCAACTCATTCATCTTCCACCTTTAAATTATCAAGAACCCAACTAACAAGGCGGTCAAACATCGTTCCGCTTTGCTCCACTGGACGCACGTTCCGTGCGCCGTTTACCTCCGGCGTTCGGCGTCATGCTGGTATGCGCTCCCAGCGAACTGTCGGGTACTTCTGCCAGAGGTTCTTCGTCGCCCCGCAGTGGTTGCACTTGTGAGGCCACTGCGGCGGGGAGGACATAAGCATTGCGCCCGTCTGTTCCATCACCCCAGTATTGCAGTCGTCGCAGATGTAATCGACGCCAACCGTTCGCACGTCGTAAGTTCTTTCGCTCATTCCATGTCCTTTCAAAAGTCGGCGCTGGCAAGACGCCGAACCCTACAATCAACCGGACCCTCCGGCATAAAACCGCCTACGGGCCGGTTATTTCCACGTTAGAAGGCGATGCTGCCGACATCTCGGCAACGAGGTCATAACACTGCTTGTGCACCTGCCTTGCCTGGCAGATTCCGTCATCCTCAGTTTCTGGGATCGGAACCAACACCGTTGGTTTATCCGCTGCCGTTTTGCACACAGGACAAAGTGCGCCAAATGCCGGGGCGAAGTGGTCAAAAACTCTCATGTCTATCGTTCCTTGCAAATTCGTCGTTTTGTCACCCTGTGCAACCTTGCAATTCAGGGCTTTTGTCAACCAACCTTCTAACATTCCGCTCCACCGGATCGGCCGCAAGCGGCCTCCCGGTGAGCTACAGCGTTATGCATATCGTTTTGCAGTCTCAGCATCGCCACATGCTTCGGGTGCATTGCAATGGTGTCGCCGCCAATCACGTAGCACGGCAGGTACGTGCCGAAATTCTCAAGCAGCCAGTCGTTCATGTGCTTCTTCATGGCGTCCGAGCAGGCATTGAAGCCGTGGCTAAGTTGCAATTTCGGCACCTCCATAATCAGAGGCGACTCAACGATCTTCATTCCGTTAAACGTGTTCATGCATAACTCCCCGGTCAAACCGCTTCGCTTGGACGGTCGGCAAGCCGCCTCCGCTTACCTCGGCGTTAGAAGGAAAACGTGCCTTCCCTTTTTCCGCAACTTCACGGATCGTTGCAACGTCGAATTCACAAATCGTTGCGCCGCTGAATCGGTGTTTGATCGTTATCATCTCTTCTCTCCTAATTGGTGCCAGGGTGTTCTGCCCTGCAACCAATCGCCAATAACGATTAGTCAGGCACCCCGGCGTTGATTGGGTGGGGCTGGCCGGTGCTGATCTCCGGCATTTTGCAAATTGGAATACGTCCGAAACGAAAGCTGCCTTTGCAACACCCCGCCTCATTAGCTCGTATCAGCCTACGCATTCAGCCCCATTGATCTTCAGCCATTGCGATCAATCCAGATGACGGACTCGCAGGCGTTGCTTCCGGCCTCTCTCCGCACATGGAACGCGGCATATGGGGCTATCACGCCTTTGGGTACGATTCGCTCCGCGTATCGCTTGCACTGTGCCGCAGACGGGCATTGCTGGCCGGTACAACGGGATACATCAAGGGGGAGAGTCATGCCCATGTCAGCCTCTTGTAAATCTGACGGGTACGCTCAACATCAGCCATACAATACCCGATTACCTTGCTAGGCTCAGTCGGCCAGGTATCGGCAACCATCGAACCATCGAAGTCGCCCTTGCCAGGAATGCCAAGCGCCTTGCAGAGCTTGTCCATGCCGGCGCGTTTCTGGCTGTCGCTTGACCACATCAGCATCGTGTCTGAAATGCAGCCATCCCACGGTTTAGCGTTCATCGCTTTGAGCAACGCCGGAATAGGCTTGACGTTCTGAATGATCGACCGATGCTTGAGAAACGGCAGATCGAAGCCGGCAACGTTATGCCCGACGATGGTCAGTGTTTCCGTATGCGCTACGCCGCCGTGATAGTCGATGGCGGTCATGTCGAGAACGTGACAGTAGAAGTCTTGCAGCATCTTCTTCTCACCTTCACGCGCATCTACAGAAAAAATCTCACCATCATCGAAAGCGTAGCAAATACAAGCGATGGAACCGTACAAGCCATCGAATGAAGTCTTGGCGACGGCATCCTTGACGGCTTGTTCCTTGTTCGCTTCCAGCCATTCGGCGATAGATTCCGGCTTCTTGTATTGAGCCGGGGCGGTTATCCCTGCTTCAACCTGGGCGATAAACTCAGGATCGGAGCAGGGGATAGTTTCGATGTCGAGATAGAGAAGCATGGTTTATTCCTCAGAATGGAATGTCGTCTGCAAAATCTTCGAACGCACCGCTAGTAGGTGCTGCCGCCTGCGTGTTGCCAGCTTTCAACGGGCGATCTTTAAGAGACTGCACCATGCGGCCAAGCGTTTCCGGCTTTGCAGCTTTGCTCAGGATTTCACTGGCGGTGAATTCGTCTTTGTCGAATGCGGCAAAGATGATCGGCTTCCATGCCGTGCCGCCAGCGGTCTTGGCGTACTCTTCCATTTGCAGCAGCAGTCCTACCGGCTTGTGCATCAGGTCTTTGAATAACGGAACCGTTACCTTGATGCGCGACTTGCTGGCTTGGTCGTATTTCTCTACTTCACCTTGCGCCGCTGCCAGAGACTTGACGCGCAGGCAGGTCATAATCGCCATCAACACTTTGAAGCCGTGAAGCGGTTCGCCTTCTTTGTTGTGTGTCCAGATGGTCAGATAGTCAGCCGTTGCGCCAGTGTCAGCTTTGAAACTGAAATCAATGCCCTTCGTGCCCTTGGCGCTGGTTGTTTGTTCGGCGCGGGTAAATGTGCCGACATACTTTCCTGTCTGGTCAATGCGCGAATTGATGTTGTCGGCTTGTTTCGCTGCATTCGTGTCGAGTGTGTAATCCATGATTCGATAGCTCCAGTTATTAGGCTGCGTCTTGCAAGCCGTAGTAGGTGAAAATTGCGGAATCAACAGCGGCCAGATCGTTCTCAATCAGTTCTTCATCGAACAGACCAAGCGGCGACTTGACCGTATCGGCTCCGTTGTTGCGGGTGGAAAAAAGGTAATTGCCGTTTTGGACAACCGTGCGCAGGACGATGGTTACAAGCCCTTCCATGACTATCTTTTCGTCAAGCAACTTGCCAATCGTCTTGATTTTGGTCTTGCCGAAATCGTCCGTGCTGGTGTGGCTCAGGATATAAACGCGCTTATAGTCAGGCAGCGAGTTAGCAGCCATCAGGACATCCCAAGCATGTCGGGCGATCTCGTTGTATTTGGCGAACGCTGCGTTTCCAGTTTCAACGTCAGTGACCCGGCGCATGAATTCGTTAGCAAGCAGGTATTGAAAGTCATCAATGACGATGATTTCCTTTTTCGTGCGCTGCATGGCCGCGACAATCGTTGCGCTATGGTCAGTGACAAATACGGAACCGCCATCCTTTCCGGCAGGCTTCCAGTCGCTAGAACGGAACGGTAGGGGTTTCTTGACCGGCTGAATCAGCAGGGTATGTTCCGGGTCGAGATTGCGAAGGCTGGTGGATTTTCCTGTTCCAGACTCGCCTAAAATCATCGTTGCGATGCTCATTCGTATTCTCCAATTCAGTAATCTGTTGTTCGTGTTGTCCGAGTTGTTGCCAGTACATCAGACCGCCATCTTCGGCAGTCATTTGAAATCAGACTTTGC